CTTGGTCGATAGTCGTGGACATACCTTGATCCTTTGAGAAAGTGGGACGGGTATCCTAGCTCCACTTCGTCAAGGGTGTCCTCGCGGGCCTTTCAGTGGGCGACGGGCCGTGGTGCTTTCTCATTACCCTGAAGCCCGTCTCTCCCGCAATAAAAAAAACGGATCAGTTTGTGGCCCATGTAATCAATCTCGTGCGTCGGTTGGAACCCAGCCACATTCATAAGCTCAATCATTCCGTCCGACTGCTCCCAGATGTTGCAGTGAACAGGCTCAGAAGTGTTCAGATATTCCATCAAGGCCGGGATGCAGCGGATCATCCGGGGGATTGCACGCAGCTCAAAGGCCCGCTTGGAGAACTGACCCCAGAGTTGAAGGCTGCGATTGAGGCCAATGATCGCCATGACCTCGCCCTTGTAGCGGACAGAAAAGGACATCAGCGACGCAAGGCCAGCGCGACCGAAGCCTTCAATCAGCTTGTCGTCGCCCTCCACGCCATAGACGATTGCCATCTCCATGGCGCTGCGCCAGTGAAGATTGCGCACCAGCTCGTGAATGTCCTCGGCCGCAAGGGGATGCAGCGACACCCCCCTGCATTCGGTCAGCTTGTCATCAAGAACCATAGAGCTTCTGGAACCCCTCGGTCACTTGCCTCACGTAGCCCGGATCACGCTTTGACGGATCGGAGTAGCGCGGGTCTTGCATCATCTGGCGAAGGTCGGTCTCGGTCAGGCCGGAGCGGGGCGGCGCATCGCCGGTCGGCGCGCGATCCTTTAGCTTCTCCATCACGATCTCCATCGCCTTCACGCCCTCGGCGCTCTCGAACAGGCGGTGCATCGCGGGCATCACATCATCCGGGAAGTTGGCCCGGACAAAGGCAGAGGCGGCGTTGATCCGGTCGTTTGCATTGTCGCCCAGCTTCTTGCGCTCGCCGTCAAGGTCGGGCTGGCTGCCCATCACCGCCTTGCGGTATTGCTCGATCCCGGCCTCGAACTCGTCTTGGCTCATGCCGCGTTCCCATGCGGCCTTGCTCCACCATTCTAGCAGCTCGACCCCGCCTGCGTCAGACGGGTCGATGGTCTCTGGCAGGGTGTAGTCGCCCGGCTTCTCGGGCCGGTCCTTGAACACCTCCCCGATCAGCTCTGCCTTCAGGTCTTCATTGCGCTTGCCCAGCTTGGTCTCAAGCTCGCCGTAGGCTTTCGCCAAGTCCTCAGGCGTCTTGTATTTCTCGGGCAGCCACTCGGGCCGCTCGCTCTGTTCGGGTGGAGCTACGCCCTCAAGCGGCGGCGTCGCGCCATCAACAGGCGACGTTTCAGCTTGCCCCTCGGTCGGGGCCTCGGTGGTCTCAGTCTGCATCAGGGACATGCTTCGCCTCCTTCTTCTGCTTGGCATCCATGCGCGCGGAGATCACAGAGAGAATGAACCTCTGCCCCTCCCGGTGCATCAGCTCGTTGGGATCGACGGCAGGGCCTGCCACCGCACGGATCGTGATACTCTCAAGATAGTCGAGGACCGCGCGCCCGGTCGGCGTGCGGAAGAGCGCAGAGACATCCTCGGTAATCTTGTCATCCAGCGCGGCGCTGCGGCTGAAACCGTCAAACGGGCTGGGGCGCACTCGGCTGTTGTTGCTGGGCAATGGCTTGGGCCTGTTGTTGCATGGCTGCTGCAATCTGCCTACGCTCTATATCGCTGCGAAGCAAGTCCTGCGGCACCCCAAACTTCTGCGCCAGATGCGCGGCCACCACCTCACCAGACACCAGAAGGTTCAGCATCTCCGGCCCGAAGGTCTGGCCCACCGTCTGCATCCACCGAGAGATCGACGCAATGTCCTGATTGGCTTGCGCCTGCGCCAAAGGCGACACCGCCTTGATCTTGACCTCGCGTCCGTTCACGCTCGGCACCTGAATGCGGCCCTGCTTCTTCAGGATGTAGATCACGCGCTGAAGAACAGGATGCACAAGCTCGACCTGCAACCGCCCGAAGCTCGACCCGATCCGGCGATAAAGATCAGCCATGCGCTCGGCCACCTCGGTCGCGGTCGCTGGCGTCTTGTCGGGATCACCCAGCATATCGTTGAACAAGGCGCGCTTGATGTTCATGCGCTGGTCCCCAAGGATCAGCTGAGAAACATTGAAGTCGCTGCCGTTCTGAAGCGGCACCACGCCGCGGCTGCCAGGAGCGACAGGGATCAGCGTCCCCGGCACAAGCTGGATCGTCTCGGGATTAATCACCCCGTCGGCGTCATACTGATACACCCCGGAGATTGCCATCTGCGCATTCTCAAGGATCAGCTGCACCGTCAGGTTGGTCGTCTTGATCGCAGAGAGGGCGTGCGTCAGCGGGCCGCGCCCGTAGCGCTCGCCCGCACAGGTCGCCCACCGATAAACGATCAGCGGATTGGAGCCGATGCCCGACACCTCGTCCGAGTAAATCTCGTGCCCGGTCTCAAGGATATGAGCCGAGATTGTGTAGCGCTCGTCATTGCGGTCAGCGTAATCCCGACGCACCGCCTCAATGACATCACACTCCTTGTCCCCCATTACGGGTATGTTCCCGTCGGGATACAGGATTGGCAGGTCTTCGTATTTCACCTTGGGGCGCAGAAGAAAGATCGTGTCCACCTTGTCATCCGGCCCGGTGTCCAGCACCACGCGCGGCAGAGGAACGGCAGAGAAGATCACCGGAGAGGATGCTGTCCCCTCTTCGATCTTCAGGGTTCCAGTCCCCACGGCCAGATCAATGAAACTCTCGTGGACCTCCTGCGCGAAGTTCGAGTTGTCCAGAACCTCGAACACGTAGTCCGTCACCTCGGCAAGCTGCGCATTCACCTCCTCGCGCTGATCGGGCGGAACCTCGGAGCCAGCCGTCAGCTCGGACCAGCGGGCGAACGTCGGCACAATGCCAGCCTGCAATCGGCTGGCAAACTCCTGCGTTCCGACAACCGCGGTCTCGTCGAAGATCAAGTGGTCGTTGCGCTGCCCGGGGGCCCGATCATCAAAGCCCTCCCGATACGGAATGGCATAGTCGTAGCAGTCCTGAAACAGCGTTTTGTAAAGCTCGCGGTGAGCCGCCGCCTTGCGGTAGTGTTCGACAACATCCTTCACCGGCCATACCTCGTTGCGTAGCCGCCCGCCGTGGGCGCAGTCATCAGACTGCGGCGACCCGTCGCGCCCTGCCTTCCCGCCTGAACATCGCGGCTGTCCACCAGCGTAGCGATGTCCTTCCGCTTCTGCTCGGCACGCTCTTCAACCTGCCGCCGCTTCTCGCGGTTGGCTTCATCCCTCGCGGCCTGCGCCGCATCAATCTCAGCTTGGCTCGGACCAAAGCACATGACTATCTCCCGGCGTATCTTCGCTCAAACGGGTTGAACCCTGCCTTCGCTTGTATCACCTTCATCGGGGATTGTCCTTGCAAAAGCTGGCGGCCCTCTCCCCCGCCAAGGAACACATACTGAAGCGCGTCGCTGACGTGGGAATACTTGTTCTTGTTCGGCGTGTCGGTATACCGCTCGCCGCTCACCTGAAGCCTGCGATACTGATAACCACCCTCGAACGCGCGGATCAAGGTAGCAGCCGACCTGTCAATCAGAAGCCCGGGCTTCCCGTCTACCATCCGATCAAGGACCGATCGCACACTCTCAAGGCGCACCACCGGGTCATTCGTCTGTGCAGGCCGCGCCTGAAGCCCCGCCGCGCGCATGATGTCAAACGGCCTGCGCTCATCCGTCTGAGCCCGGAAGTCACCAGCCGGATCGCCCCAGATGATCTTCTCACCGGTCTCCGAGAAGTGCAGCCCGATGTGACCACGAAGCATCTCGCAGAACCGGACAAGCCCCATGTCCTGCGCAACCAGCTCGCTGAGAATGAACCACCGACCGTGCGCCCTCTGCGCAAAGACAGCAGCAGGCGTCAGCCCGAAGTCAATCCCGATCCACAAGGGCGCACCCGCCTGAACCGGGATGGGCTCCCGCGCCACATGAACCTCACCATTGAACTGCGTGAACACAGGCTTGCCGTCGGCAATCGTCCCATACTTGTTCAGCACGTAAACGTTGATCCACTCGCGCGTCTTGCCGGTGATAATCCGCGGATAATAATCCGCGCTCATGTTTGCCTTGTTCTCCCGGTCAGGGTTCTGGCGATAGCTCTCGACGTTCCCTTCCTCGTCCCGAAGCTCGTTCATCGCAGGCGGCTGAGAGAAGAACTCCCAGTCGCTCGGCCTCACCAGAGACTTCACCAGCTCAATCGACATCGTGTCAGGCGGCGACACATCCCCCGACATGATCGGCCACCAGTGATCTTCTTCAGGACTGTTCGTATCCATGATCACGAACGGATGCGTGCAGCCACCCTCGCGCAGAGAGGGATAGCGATCCACCCGCATCGTCACCGCATCGACAATGCTCTTCGGTATCTCTCGAGCCTCGTTGATCCAAGCGCCAGACAGCTCCAACGACAGGAGCTTCTTCACGTCCTCCGGCTTGTCTAGCGCTAGAAAGATGACCTCCATCTCCACAGGCCCGACAGCAATGTTGTGCGTATACGGCGGCGTCCAGTTAAACCGCCCATAGGTCTCCTCGGGAAACCAGTCCAGCCACGTCTTGATCGTCGTCGTGCGAAGCTCCGGGTTCGTGTTCCGAACCACCGCATACCGCGTTTTCCGCACCCCGTTCTTGTTCGGCTTCTGCTCCAGCGCACGGCGGAACAACTCCACCGCACAGGTCACAGACTTGCCAGAACCAACAGGACCACGAAGGCCGCGAACAAACGCATCGCTCTTCATGAACCCAGAGGCAACAGGCCCAGGAGTCTTGAAAGCAAACTCAGTCAACGCCAACGCTCGCGCCGGTGCGGATCAAAGCTTCCACCGTCTCAGGCAACAGAACCTCGATCACACGATCCGCCTCGTAGTCCGTGATAAACTCCCGAGGATGATACCGCAGATGTATCCGCTTCACGCTCTCACGAAGCCGCCGTTTGTCCCGCTCCGAAAGAAGATGCAGAGAAGACGAACCGCCGGTGACAACCTCATCCATCACCCAACCCGGAGCAAAGAAGTCGACCGAGGCTTCCGAGCAAGACCACTGTCCATCAAGACCTCACCAGAACTCAGGCCACTCCCATACCGACGAACATCAGTCATCTCGTAATCCAACGTCTCACCCGAAGAAATGTCCAGATCAGGAAGAGGCCCAAAGTCCTCGTCCGTCAACTGAATGTCACTGCTGCCAAAGCACATAGCCATCCCCCTTCAGAAGACACACCACACCATTAACGCCGAGATGAAGCACCTAGCAACTGAAAAAATATTCAGAATGTGGTGTAGAGCCTTTTCAGGAAATTTCACACGGGGAGGACATATATAGTAACTACTAACCCCCTTTTCCCCCGCCCCCCACACCCCCCCGTCACTAGCAAACGGAAAGCTTAGAGGCTCGGTGGCTAGTGTAGTCACTCACCCAGATCGATGCTCACCTTGAAATCCCCAAGCACTTGCACCTGACTGCGGTCTATCGCCTTGTATCCAGCGCGATCCAGCAAGTCCTGTGACGCTTGTAACTGAACATACTCACTCTTAGCACCCTTGCTTAACTTGGCTATAGTTGCAAGAGACTGTAGCGCA